TTACTGCTTAGTCAGTACCGCAATACTGCCTTTGCTGGTCACTTCATACCCCAGCACATCGGCAATATCCCGAATTTTGATGTAGTTTGTACCATCCTTCAGGATACGGTCCACGATAAACTCTCTGCCGTCAATGATCAATTTCGCCTGTTCCACCATCTCGTCATCTACCTCCTGTTTTACTGTGTAATCGATGTCTTTCAAAATCAGCCAATGCGTAAAGCTTGCTTTGCTCAGTTTATTTCTTCTGCAGCCATAAGCACTGCCATCTTCGGCAATATATTCCCCATTGCCGATATAGATACCGATATGTCCTTTCTGCCACACAGCCGCCCCGATGGGTGCCTTGCTGATGGTAGAAATGGGATGAACCTCTAAAGCCGTGTCACGATATCCCTGGGAGTTGCGAACAATACCCGTTGCCCAACTGATCAGACCAGAACAATCACAACAGACCTTTCCGACCTTCTTTTTGTCACTGTCCCAGACCAAAGCACCATAGAGGGCTTTCAGTTCATTGTATTTCGCCAGTGTCATGACAGTACCCTTCATGCCGTACACATAAGGTACGCCCAGCTTTGACTTTGCAAACGCTACCAGCTCTGCCGCCGTTACTTTAGCCATCAATAGCCACCCCTTCTCTAATTTCCTGTACCAAAAAGCAGTTTTCCACATAAGCCGCTACTTGTTCATTTTTTGCCAGCATTTCCCGCATCTGTTCCAGCGCTTCATCCACCCAACCGGAAAACGTATCAAAAGAAATCACCGCTGCCACTGCTGGAAAACGTTGCACAAACAAATCGTAAACCTGACGCAGTTTCAGCTGTCCAGTACCACCGCCCAGTTCCTTCTCTGCTTCGGTCACCGCATACAGCAGCCATTCCTTGATTTTGGCAATCTGTTCTTTTGTAGGCAATTTAAAAAAGCGGTACAGCATAAATCCTGCTGCCGCCGCTACGCCTACACCAGCAATGAGCAAATACCAGTTTTCCATTAAAAATTTCACAGTATCATTCATACTTCAGACCTCCTTATTCGACCAAGCTTCTTCCTGTTTTACGTTGTTTGTTTCCCGGTCAAATCGCAGTTTCTCCGCCTCTTTTGTTTCCTTAAAGGACTTGATGCAATAGGTAATGACCGTACCAATGATGGCGGTCACCACCGTCATGGACAGGTTTTCTGCGATTTCCGTTCTACCTAAAAAAGCCAGCAAATAGGATAATTGCAAATCAAAAACTGAGATTGCAAGAATCCATTTCACCAGCTTCTTGGTATATGTATTTCGTTTTCGTTTCATTGGCTGTACCACTTCCCGTCCAGCTCATGGAGCCGCTGTTCATGGTTCTGCAGCATGGCATCCTGATTCTCGTTATGGCTCCACAGCCGTTTATGTGCTTCTGTCTTTTTCTCATCCAATGTGTCTACCTGTTCCGCCAAGGAATCAATCCGCTCTGTCAAACGTGTGAGTGCATTTGTCAGCGGAATGATGGTTTTCACAATGGTGATGATAAATCCGGCAAGAAGCACAATTCCTGCCACAATATCCCAAGTCATATCCCTCACCCCTCAATCTGGAAGATGGCTGCCAGTTCGCTTGGCGGGTTGAGCTGTTTTGTCATCGCTTGGATTGCTACATATACCTTCCCATTGGGGTCACGCTCTCTCATTCCGATTTTTACGCCCATCCCGTAAACATAGGGGTAAACACCGTCCGCATCCGGTGCCGGATATGGATTGTAGTTGTTTGTAGCCACATCTGGCGTATAGTGTGCGAATCTCTGAATTGGATTGATGCACTGATACGCAATCCCTGTTTTCGGATAGTAGGAAATATGGTACAGTTCTTCCAATCCGTCATCCTGCACCCATTCCGGATAGCCGTCCGCAAAAATGCCGATATCTGCAGGTGGATTTGCCTGTTCCTGTGTCGCACTTGCTCCCGTCTGCTTGATCTGCTTCATGTGTTCAATCAGTCTTTCAGCGTCTTCAATGTATCCCATAAAATCACCTCATTTCTATTTTGGCAAAATGCCCTGTGTCATTTCGTAGTAGGTCACCAGATCGGGATCATTTCCACCCGTTTCTTCCCTTTTCATGATATACTGCTTTTCATCCTCACTGATGGTTCCAGCAGTGACCATCTGGGAAAGCTGTTCCTCTGTCAATTCGCCTTTCTGGTATCTCTTTTTGTAGTAGTCCAGAAAATATTCCGCCCCTGATTTCATACGATCAGCCCCCTTTTCAAAAGTTCCTCCATGACCATGTCTGCCCCTTCCTGACGGATTTCGTCTTGGCTTTTACTTACGGCTTCATAGATTTTTTCGTTGATGGTTGGCTCTGTTTCCGGAATTGGTTCATATTCTACACGAATAGACTGCATATCCTCGTTGACATAAAACACATGCTGATAACCTTCTTTATATTCTATCTCAGGAATTTCACCTTCAATCCAAATAGTCGTTTCGTCCAATCTTGATTGTGCTTCCTGTTTACTTTGATATTTGTTGTACCAAATAACTCTTTTGGTGGTTTCATCATATTTAATCACCATAATTATTTTTCACCTCCACTTCGTCATAGTAGACTTCTAATTTATTGCAGTATATGTCTTTACAGCTATTGCTTCCAAACAAAGAAAAGCTATACCATCTTCCTTTTTCAACAGCAATAACACCTACATACTCAGTATAAGCATCTGATTTTGTTAAATGTGCAATACTCTGTGCAGTAATGCGGTAATCATTAAAAGTAGGACCACCATTATCATTAACTATATCACCTTTGGATGGTAAGCTGTTCTCGAATGCGGCATCTGAGGTAATACCCTTATTCACTGCACTGTGTAGATAGCCTAAATAAACTTCACCTGGGGAATCATCTCCGCTAGTAGGATGTCCCTTACAACTCATTTTTAATTTAACAAAACCAGTATGGCTAAAGATAGCATAACCAATGAAGACATTATCATATCTGGTACCCTTTAACTCGGTATTCAAAACCGTAATTTTCAGATTATTTGATGGAACAAGCATTTTCTCTTTCGTATTTTGTTTAATATCATTTAGTCCACCAAACAGTGTTTCGTCTTCTGCTGTATCACTACTTATACCAATCTTCCCATCAATCCCCGTTACCTTCGTCAGCACCTCCGCCAACTTTTCCAGCAACACATTTTTCAACTGTGCCAGCCGCCCAAACAAGGTTGGCTGTGTGTCGGCGTCACTTTCTGTGCCGATTTTGTTTTTGATTTCGTCTACCGTTGCCTGTTGAGCCACATCGGTCAAGGCTGTATTGATGTTATTGACCTCTGTCTGGGTATCGTTGACCTGTTTCATCAGATAATTATAACCATGTTTTTCTGTCAGCCCCACTTCTGTCCCATTCGGACTAATAGTCTGCCCTTGCGTCCAGTTTTCCGGCAAATCCGCTGGTAATTTCGGCATAGGTCATCCCTCCTTTACATCTACCTGAATTTTATGGGTGAAAATCGCCGGCTCTGTTACCGGCACATATACGGGAGAAGTCGTCAGCACATTCCCGTCACTGTCCAGCAGCTCGATCTGCGTCACCAACGAGGTCTGTTCTGCTGTCACTGTATACTGCACCTGCGCCACATTTCCCACTGTTGTTCTATCCAGCGAAGAAATGACGATACTGCCATTGATTCTGGCACTGGTTACATTGGGCGGAATGGCTTTTGCCGTATCCTCCAAAAGTTCCTGTTGCACACTATAATTTGATGGCACCACGACCACCTCCTTATCTTCTGTCAATACAAAGGGCATCAAACCCAATCCCCACGAACCCAGACGGTACTGCCACACCAAAGCAGACAGTGCCACAGTTTCTCCTAGCGTGAGTTTATTTGCCACAAAAGGTTGATTGATGAATACGATATGTGCTGGTTTGATTCTCCCAACCGTATAAGAAACCTCCGTGGCATAAGACTGGTTTTCCGCACTGCTGAGGATGTACAGTGTGTAGTTTGGATAGTCCACATGGATTTCATATTTCCCCTTGCCGATGATCTGATCCAGTTTTTGATACAGAAACCCAAGGGTAAAAGGCGGCTGCATAGAAACACGATTCAGTACACGTTCTCTGCGAAAATCCAGTGTTTCTGTCTGGGGATTCGGCACAATACCAAAAATCTTTTCCCATGTGGAAACAGCCCCTTCATCCATGGTCTGAAAAAAGAAATTGTCTGCCACCGCATTGATGGCAGCGGTAAGGGCTTCCATCTGGGCGCTTTCTGTTTTGCAAATCTCCTGAAAATCCAGAATCCGCCGGAACCAAGGTGGCAGATACCGCAGTAAATCCGTATCAAGTTGCCCCATTGAGGCTCACCATCCCTTCTTTTGGCACCTGCTGCACCATCCCAGTCTGGGTCAGTATCACATCCTGTGCCTGACCATTCATTTGCACATTGGTGGCATTGACCACACCCGGCACTTGAATGATGGCGGCAATGACCTGTGCCAGATATACATCCGCCTGATACTGCACGCCGCCGGGGACAGTAGGCGCCGCCCATCCCTTCCGCACCTGCAGCAGATAAGCGGCAATGGCATCTTCCACAGGCTTCTGTACCTGCCCGATCTCATAGCCAGCCGCCAGCGTCAAATTGGCAGTGACGTTGATGGTGACAGCTTCCGGCGCGACAATAGTCACTTTTGCACCGATGGGAGCCATACCAAGTCCCAACCCCTGATTCACAGGTGGGTCAACAGCGTTCTGCACCGTTTCCACCAGCAATTCAGACGCAGGCGCAAAATCCGCCCCAATGATGGAGCATTTCACCGTACCACCGCCGTTCCATGTGGGATAGACCTGTACACCGCCTACCCCTTCCAGTCCGCCAACAAATTCACGATAGGCTGCCACATTGCCGCCAAAAGGCTTTTCGTTCAGGGCATTGATGATACGCTGGCGAAAATCATCATCCGTTTCCACATCATCCCCAGGAATCAAAATGTCATCAATGACTGCAGATTCCAGCCCAGGAAGATACGTAATGGGCAGGATGTTTCCCGTATAATCATTGCCGATAATGCCAACGGTTTCGGCTTTCAGCTGGAATTCGTTAGGATTGTCAGTTGTGCCGCTGACGATAAAATTGATACTGTCCGCCCCGTTGATGGTGGAAAATCTTGCCCCCAAAGGCACTGACTGTGAAAATTTCCCCAGACGGACAGCCGCTGACGCTGGGTAACGTGTCAACCCTGCGATAACCGCCAGAAGGTCTAAGGACTCGCCCACTGCTGTTGGAATGTAAGCGGAAAGCTGCACCTGATCCAGTGCCAAATAAAAAGCTTCCAGTCCATAAGCAGCAGCGCCAACAGATGTCTGGATGAGGCTGCCTTCCCGCTTGTCATAGGAATTGGATACCTGCCCCAGCATGGTCTGCAACAGGTTTTGGTATGTAGCATTGCTGAAATCAATCAAGCTGTTCCCTCCTTTCTGCATAAAAAAGCACCCACGACTGTGAGTGCCTGTTTTTCGTTTCTCAAAAACACATTTTTACAATGGCTTTGTAAATTTTTTCATCTACTTCCATCAGACTGTTTTTCCCATCTTTGAATCTTACTGCAATGGTGTAAACCCCTTTATTTTTTGCGGATAACCCAGCCAAAAGACCAACTGGTCCCAAAAGTGCTGTTCCTACTGCGCCTCTGATGACACCACTTGCTGCACTTTTGCGAATATCTTCTGTAATGACATCATAGGTATCAATGGAAAACTTATCCAGCAAAATATTATTGTTCGGGTTCATTCCCATAATGATATTGGGGGAACCCAATACAAGACCAATTCCTTTTCCCTGATAATCTCCTGCGATAACTGCGTTTTTTGCTCCCATAAACATTCCCCTTTCTATTTTTCTTCATAATATCACAATCCGAAAACATATAAAAGAGAAATCCACAAAATGTTGCAAAGAAAAGCAATTTTTACACTGTTATTCGCTGCGGAACAGGTCCATATACCGTCTGGACCGTAAATTCTACGGTCAAGCTATCCCCATTCACCTGATAGGAAAAATCCGTGATTTCTGTCATGCGGTTATCTGTACGGATGGCATCTTTCGCTCTCCGCTGAATCTCCAAAGCCACATATCCGGGATTTTGCCCAACCAGACCTTCCCATTCCATGCCAAAGTTGGGGCTGTAAATCTGCCAAAGGAACCGCTCTACGGAAAAAAGTATCTCCACTGCCTGTTTCACAGCGGTGAACCCGTCAGCCATGCCAGAGATACGCCCTGTCACTGGATTGACATACCATGTGTAAGACGGCTGTTCCGTAAAGGTCACACCTTGGGAGATATTGATCACATTTTCCGGCAAAGTTGCCATTTCTCACACCTCCTGAAAAACTCTGGACAAAACCACATATTTCTGCCCGTGCTGCACCCGCAGCATCAGCACCTTGTCCCCTAATTCCAGCCCTCGGTTTAACGTGATAAAGCCGTCATTGGGTAGCGCCTGCCCATTCTCATAGCAGGTGATACCCGTCAGCTCCGTGGAGCATTCTCCCGCAGGCATGATAGTAGCGTCTGTGACAGTATGGTTGTGGGTGGTGTCATGGCTGTGTGCAAAAGTCGTTACTTTCTTTTCAACAACAGAAGCCGTCAAATAAAGCACTTGGGAACGCAAAGGCGCAGCCTGATTGTTTGTTGTGATTCCCAGCGGCTTCACCTGTGTGACCGTTCCTACCACCAGATCGGTGGGCTGCATGGCTCTGTTGTTTTCCTGAGTAATCTGCTGTAATACATCTAATAATTCCACACAATCACCTCAAATCGCCAACGTATCAAAACTCATGGTATGTTTGTCATTCTCAAAGGTATGAGTGATTTTCTCAATCATGACATATTGGTCAAGATCGATGTCACCCAGCCCCTGTATTTTCATCAGGATCATCATCCCAGCCCGCAGCCCAAGCACTCCCAGAGATTCCACACTGAGGGTACGCAGACGGCGGTTATAATAGGATAGCATGGTTTCCGCCTGTTCTCGCATCTTGGCAGTATTGGTTTCCCCATCTACGGTCTGATACAGCCGCAACAGCCCCCACCGACCGATATTAGCAGTATCCTTGGCTTCCACCACATCCGCCATGCCTGTTTCCTCGTTTTCCCGCACCAGTTTGATGCTGTTGTATGTCTGTTTGTCAATGTCTGTTTCATACTTATAATTGGTTACCAAAGAACGGTCACCCAGTACCACATTTGTTTTCATGTTTGCCGCTTCCCGCAGGCTCAGACCATTACCATCATCGAACAGCACAAACACCTTTCCGGTGTTCAAAAGCGTCTGCTGGATGGCTTCCTCGATGATATCCAAACAGGACTGGTCGTCTTCCAGCAAAGAAGGGATGGGATACCCCGTGTCCTCGATGGTGCTGACCGGCAGCTGGAAGTCTGCGGCGATCTGCTGTAAAATCTGCCCTGCCGTCTGCCCATAAAAGTGGTAAGAGGCATTGGCTTTCAGATACCGCATACTGTCATAACAGGTCACTTCAATGATACCCCATCGGTCTTTGCTTTTATGAAATACCCAGCCCAAGAAAACCACCTGCCCATCCACAGAAAACCGTACCACATCCCCCTCCACAAAGGAGATACCGCCAGCTTTGATGAGCGTAAAGGTAAATTTCCCCGGGCTTCCTGTGCGGTTGGTGGTATAGCTTGCTGTAGACACACAAGGGGCAGCATCCCAGAGCTTTCCTGTCCGCTTTTCCGTGATCAAAAGTTCTGTTTTCACTGTGTATCTACCCCCTGTAAGTCTCCTTTTTTACACCAGCCCAAAGCCCCGCCGGATTCTGATTTTACATGTACCGGATAGGGTCTATCATTGTCATCATTGATGATACGGGACACCACCACCCGTCTGCCGTTTCCGCTTCCGGAAGGATTATCGCCATAGCTGGAATAAAAATACTTTCCGTTTAGGATTGCTGTCATACCTACATATAGCTGTCCTTTTGGGATGCTGCGCGTCTGCTCTGTGGTAGCTGTGGCGGGCTTTTCTGCCGTTGCTTCTGTCTGGATCTGAATGGTAAGAGGACTATAATCTCTGTACTCAGTTAATTCCAGTGTATAGTAGAAGTCCCCAGTTTCACCGCCTCGTTCTTCCGTTTGGAAACCAGTCACCAGCACATAGATACCTGGGTCGTTGACAAAATAAGGAGTACCATCTTCGTAACATCTAGAAACAGCATAGATCAGCACTTCTTTGTTTGCCATAGCACTTCGAAAAAAGTTGATGTAAAACTCTGGCTGTCGGAAATCACCACTGGTCAAAGTCATACGGTCAATCCGACCCGGGAAATAGCTTTCAATGGTTACTTTCTTTAGGTTTGGGATTCTCGGTACCATAATGGGACCAATGCCCAGCACATTGTATTCCTCGTTTGCGCTGTCCTGCGAAACAGGCAGTTTTTCAGGATTGACAGGAAGTCTGATAATATCAATGGCACCTGCACTTGGTTTTTGAAAAAACAAAGCAAAATCATTTCTTGCCGCCACGTTTCACACCTCCTATACCCTTGCTGTAGACTTCGCACTGCCGGCTGCTCGCTGTTCCTGCAGGATGATAGCCAAAGCGTCTGCCAGAGATTTCCGGTCAGCTTCTGTGTTGCCGGTATTGGCACCTTTCACGGTGATAACAGGCGTCTGTGCTGTCAAATTGATTTTATTGACATATCTTTGGGTAGCCATATCCACCATAAGTTTGATATCTTCTTTGGACATATCCACAGATTTTTTGATACTGCCCACATCTTTCCCGATGCCGCCCAATTTATCATTGATGTCACCAAGAGAAGCACCACCAGCGGAAAAGTTACCCAGATCAGCACCAATGCCACCGCCAAAAATATTGGAAAAGAAATTGGAGCCTTTATCGTAGCCGGAAGAAAATGCGCTGCCATAGTCCTTATATTCCATAGGAGAGAAATATTCTTTCCAGCCGGAAGACTCTTTTACAGCGGCTGACTTTGCTCCCAGATTATTGATCCACGACTCCACACCGCTGGTCAGGTCTACGGTCACACCGGGTATTTTATTGACCAGTCCTTCGATACCGTTAGCGATATTCAGCAAATAACCAAGGACGGTCTGTGCCATATCGTAAAAAAGCACTTTCACCGCAGCCACAGGATTATTGAACACATTTCCAATGAAATTTGCGAAAATTGCAAAGCCGTTATACATGAACGCCACAGTGTTATAAACATGGGCGCCCAGCATCGACATTACACCGGCAATGATGCCCGTTGCAGAAACTGACGCACCTGTAAAATGGTTGTAGGCAGCCACGCCAGCATACAACGCCCCCACGATGAGTGCCAATCCCATCAATACCCATGTGATAGGCGATGCCAAAAGAGCACTATTAAACACCATAGTGGCGGCACTAGCTGCAGCTGTGTTGCCAGTCAAAACACCATACCCAATAGATAAAAGAGTCACAGCCCCATGATACGCTGTCGTTGCAATGGTAGCAATTTTCGTCCAGTTTGCTGCTACCTGAAAGATAGCAAAAGCCGCACCAGCCCCCAATACCAAAGGACCAATGATTTCAATGTTATTCGCAAGCCAAGAAAGACCAAGAAGCACAGGACGCAGCCCCATAGTTGCATAGTTCTGGAATTTAGTCCAAACCTGTCCCCATGTCATAGGCATTTCTTCAAATTTGGCATTGGTTTCCTCTGCCGCGGCAAACATGGCGTTTTTGACGATATCTGCTGTGATAGCCCCTTCAGACGCCATCTCTCGCATCTGCCCAACATTAACACCAAGATAATTGGCTATGGTTTGGGCAATCATAGGGGTTTGCTCTAAGATAGAGTTCAGTTCTTCCCCGCGAAGTACACCGGATGCCATGGCTTGTGTCAGCTGCAGCATAGTAGCTTGCCCTTCCATGGTGCTGGTACCTGAAATCGCCATTTGTTTATTCAGCTGCTCCGCAAAGGCAACGATTTCCTGTGTACTGCCAAAAGCATCACCGGCAAGCAACCCCAATTTGGATACCATCGCAGACATTTCTGTATAAGAACCTCTGGCACGGTTGGCACTCTGGAAAATCATGCTGTTTAACTGTGCAGTGGTTTGCAGTCCATCATTGACCATATCCAGCCTTGCAGTCGTGGATACCAAGGTATCTGACATTTGCAACAATCCCTTGACGCCCTGCAACCCGATATAACCGCCAGCCATTTTCTTTAATGATGCCGTCAAGCGGTCTGCCGAACCAGTACCACTTTCCATGGACTGGTTATATTCTTTCTGTGCTTTGGCAGCGGCTCTTGCCTGCCGTTCCGCTTCCTTTTCCGCCGCAGCGGCAGCACGGATACTTGCTGTTTGTGCCTTTGCCTGAGCTGCAGCCAGCCTCTGTTCCGCAGTCTGTACCCGTAAAGCCGACTGATATACGCGCGCCTGCTGGGCTGCCATTTTGGCAGCCGCAGTGGTTTCTTTTGTGACAGCTCCACTTTGCTCCATCATTTTGATGTAAGCACCAAGCCCAGCAGAAAACTTGTCCTCAATGGCTAATACTTCTCTGATATTACCCATGACATTCCATCTCCTTTCTCTGCTGTTCTCTGTCGTGAATCTCCTTTGTCACAAATTCAGCGATCAGAATCCGTTCCGGATATGGAAGCTCTGCGTATTGGTGCGGCAGCATGCCGAAATTGACAAAGCAATAATATGCGATCATCGTTTCCGCATCGCCGCCGCCAATCAGTTTTTTGCTTCAGTTACTGTTGAGTCGTCAGCGGTAAAACCAGAAAGTTCACCGATTTTCTCAATCAAGAAGGAAAATTCACCAGAACGCAACATTTTGGGAACAACTTCTGTGGCATCCATAGTCCCATAGGCGTCACAAAGTTCTTTATCTGTGAAGTCAGGAAAAACCGTTGCCAGCACAGCCAGTTTTCTGCGGTAAGTGATCAAGTCAAATTCTTTTACCATCTGACCGTCTGCACCTCTGACTTTGCGGAAACTCTGACGATTCAATGCATCATTTTCTTCCTGTGTCACAGACCGGATTTTGAAGGGAACCACTTTTCCTTCTTCGTCTTTGAAACGATCAGAGATAAATACTTCCTTTTCTTCATGTACAGGGACGGGGTTCAAAAATGCAAATAATTTACTCATTTATATTCCTTCCTTTCTCAACCGCCATAAGACGCAGGCTCGTTAAAGCTACGCAGTTTGGCTACTCTGGTATAGGTAAAGTTAAATTCATAATTCAGCATGGCTTCCTCACTGTCCAAAATGGAAAGGGGGATAGAACCTGTCAGCTCACATCCATAGTAAGCAATGGACTGACTACCCACACTGCTGGAGGGGTCATCGTTGGTGACCTGCAGATCAAACTGCGGCATATTGCCGGTATTGATATACTCCAGTACCATGTCCGTCCAAAGGCTGGTACCATAATAGATATTGCCTTTGCCTGTCTGCTTTGCACCATTGGCTTTGTTCTGGATGGTTCTGGTTCCCACCACTCGCATTTCCTTGCCTTGGATTTCTGCGTAAGTGGTGATATTCATCATGCCTGCCACTTCGATCTGTTTTCCATTTCTGGTGACAAAGACTTTTCCCTCAGCACCATTGACGGTATCTTTTGCTAATAAATACTTGCCCACAAGCACACCTCCTTACGCTACTGTGATTGTGATATACAGTTTTTCCGCCGCGTCCACAGGCTGAATCCGCAGATTGATAACAACCGCATCAATATCGTCCCCCGGCAACACCTCCACGTCATCCGGTTCAAAGTTCTGAATGGCATTGTTTGCCTGCATTTCCTGCAAGTATCCCACAATGACTGCTTTGAACAAATCCCGTCCTATCGCATTGTTGTCTACCACACCGATGAAGCTCTCGGAAAACTGCATATACAGGTCATTGGCAATAGTATGCAGGGTACGGATAACACGGTTCTTCCGGTATGGCTTGGAAATATCCGCTGTGAAGGTTGTCAGGCTGTTGATGTCGGAATCCACTTTCACAGCCCCATTTTCCGCAAATACCACAAATTTTCCCGCCTGCAGAGCTGCAATGATCTGGTCATTGGTCATTGCCGGTGTCACAGATACGGCATCAAGATATTTGGCATAGGTCAAAGATTCATTGTACTTTGCCCCCGCCTCTGCGCCGCCTACCCACCAACAGAGCTGTTTGCCTGTCAGTGTAGTGCCATCTGCAAAGGAAATACCTGTAATGTCTGAGCATACATTGATGACGAAACGGCTGTCAGGGACATTCAAGCCATAAGCAACCAGCTGTGAATATCTGCCCTGTGTATTGGCAATACGCTCCACGAAGTTGACCATTGCCGCCTGTACGGTGCTGTCATCGCCGTCATAAATCAGGATATCAAAGTCATAGGCTTCGATATTGGACAGGAATGTGGTATAATCTGCTGTTTCCACAGTACCATCTGCACCCGTTGCCAGTTTCACACCTGCTGTTTCCGCAAGTGCGCCACTGCCGCTGAATGTCACCCATCCATTGGCTTTCAGTTCTTCCACATTTTTTGCCGTCTGGGTATCCACCACGGCACCGTCCACAACAGTCTGCACATCAAAGGTGCCTTCTGCGTCCGCCTGCTCTGTCACCACAATGGTGATATCGTTCCCTCTGACACCGGGATAAAGGGCTGTGGCTGTCATCTGTCCCTTTGTCACCGTTGCCTGCACAGAACTGCTTGCGGCAGGACGATACAGCAAAACTTTTGTGGCACCGTCTGTCCGGTCACTGCCTTTGAAGATTTCCTGCAAAAACCGCGCCTGTGCCGTGTAAATGGGATAGCCGCAGAAGGGCGTCGTGTCTGCCCCTGCTTCCACTTCCATGACCTTCCCAACAGGTCCCCAACTCATAGGCTCACAAATGGCAACCACACCACGGCTGCCAATGGACAGCCCTCTCTGGGACTCTGATGTAAAATTGATATAGACACCCGGGCGTACCTTATCCTGTTTGGTCCATGTTCCACCTGCCATTATTTCTCACCTCCAAAAAAGGCATCCACCGCTTTCTGGGCTTCTGCCATGGTATAAGTTTCTTCTGTCAAAATCGCCCGCAGGAAATCCTGCTGCACATGAGAAAAGCGCTCACTTTTCAGCAGCGCTTCCCGTTTGTACCGTTTTTCCTGGGACTTGTTTTCTTTTTTCATTCCACCACTTCCTCATTGTATCTTTCAATGGTACGCATTTTGATGGTTTCTTTCGGAATCCGCACACGCTCTTTGATTTCAAAACGATAGTGCAGTTCGTTCAGATCGATGTCCCATTCCCTGTCATAGGTACGAATCTGTACCGGTTCTGTCTGGATGCCATCCGTGTATGGGAATGTTTCCATGTGTAAGTCCAAAATCTCCGCTGTCTTTTGGTATCTCTGCTGCAGATCGGGCAGGTTGTATTCTTCCAGACAGGTCAAGTCTAAGCCGATGGTACGCAAATAGTACCCGCCTGTTTCCAGCTTGATATTGCTGTACCGTTGCTGTAAAAACATACAGGGAATTTTGGTGCCCTGCTGATTGGGGTCTTGGTAGAAAGAAAATTCAGGTAAAAATAGTTTCAGATAGTCCGATAAAGAATCGGCAACCGTTTCCACCGTATAATTCATTCCATCAGCCCCCTTATATTTTTGTCCAGTTCTGACAGCACTGTTTTTTCATAAGCCTGTTTCCCTTTGTCCGCCATAAACTTCCCTTTGACATACTTTGTTTTGGTACCCACGACCATGCCCTCATCCTTGTTTGGGTTATACTCCAGCAAACCACTGTCTTCATTGATGTATAACCCCGGAACAAAATGCTGATCCATGCGGTGTCCGTTATTCACATAAGAGGCATAGTTCAGATTGTTCCGCAGTTCTGTTTCCACTTTATTCTCCGTGATCTGCGGCTCTGTTTTGCTGTCGGTTGCCCAATGCTGTTTCAATTCCCCGCTGCGGGTATTTGTGCCACGAAAATCACCAGCTGTGGGCGGTGTGGCATCTGTTGCCGCCTCTATGGCACGCAGAGTAGCGTCCTTTGCCACCTCTGCCAGTACCCTTGGGACATCTTCCTGCGCTTTTTTCAGCTGTTGGATGCGCTGCTGTAAGCTGACTGTAAAACTCATAGCGTCACACCCTTTCCTGTTGCAGCAGATGGATTTCCTGATGAGCAAGTCCTCCCATGATGTTCCCCACCGGTTCTGGGTAATAGTTGGGGTCTGACGCAAAGGCTCTGATATTGGCAAAATTCCTGCCGATTCTTGCGCCACGATGGATGATCAACTCATCACCGGGACGAATATCCACGTCCAAACCGCAAGCCAAACTATCCTCCTGATTGATATTTGCCGCGGTCTGCTGCATCTGAATGGCTTTCTTTCCGGAACGATATACCCGGCAAGGAACGGCTGTCAAAACCTGTTCTCTGCTGTTGGAAATCAGTGCCTTTGATTCATCCGACACCACACGCCACACATCTACTGTATCGGTGTACCATGCGTCAAAATTCATAAACTACACCCCCTAAATGACAAGGGTTCCGCCCATGCCAACCAGTCTTGCTTCTGTCGCCAGAATCTGCCCATACTGGGTGGCGTTCAGGCTGCCCCAGTCCTCGGTGGCTTTGGTCAATGCAGCGGTATCATAGGTCACGCTGGTATCTCCCAGTGTTTCCGATTTCACCACGCCTACCAACGCTCCTGTGGCTGCCGCCTGTCCCGCTGTTTCGCTGGCAGGGGAAAAGGTACGCAGATACAGGGTCCCATAATGGGCTACATACAGCCCAGCTGCATACCGCCAACCGTCTAGCCATTTATCCGGCTGGATAGATGTGTTTGCTCGGCTGATAAACTGATTCAGCATCGTTTCCGGCAGGAGGGATTCTCCTTCGGCGGTAAAAAACTGCGGGAAGTCCTGCTGGAACATTTCCGCTGTATAATTGCCTACCGCATGCCCGATATTAGACGCAGCGGCTTTGATACCCAAAAACTGTGGTTTCATACAGAACATCCCGCATCACCTCATTTCTTCTTTCTCTCAGGTTTCTCTGTTTCTTCAGGTTTTTCAGCAGCTTCCTGTTCTGCCTTTTCTGCTTCAGCGGCGGCTTTGGCTTTTTCTCTGGCTTCCTGTTCTGCCTTTTTCGCTTCTGCATCTGCCTGTTCCAGAGCATTGTCCTTTGTGGTGGAAGAAACTGCAATCTTCCCGTCTTTTACCAGTTCTTTGAAGTATTTTGTTTTTGTCACCCAATCAGGCACAGAGCCGATGTAATCTTTGGGGATCGGATATGCCTGTCTGCCATCAGGGCTAGGGATGATGATGTTTCGTTTTGAAATGATAACTGTTGCCATCTTTCATACCTCCTTATTCGTCACCGCCAATGCCGTCCCAATATGTCACGGTATTAGGATACATCATTTTGATTTCGGAAATATTCGCCATATACGCAGTGTCATAGCACACATGCGCCACATTGGGCTGTGTCATGATTCTGTTCAGGGGAACCAGCTCATCCAGACCAATAAAGCGTTCATGGTTCACATAAACGACCATTCTGTCTTTGCTTCCAGTACCTGCGCCTTTGCACCACGCAGTTGCACCGATATACAGCTGACCTTTGCCGTCTTTGTTGACAATATTGTTTTCCAGCAGATAGTCCAAAATGCTTTTGGTTGCCAGTTCAGAAACCTTGGTATTTACCAGATACAGATACTGTTCATAAGGTACCAAAATGTGGTTGGGAATAGCTGCGCTGTCATAACCAGCCGCCGCCCAAGTGGCAGAAATGGCAGTATTGATGTCCAGCAGGATTTCGTCAGGTGTTTTGTCCTTCCAGTTGGTTGTGCCTTTCGCACCATCTGCCACAGTGGTTTCTGTCACGTCAGGATGATTTACCAGACCGTATGTGCCATACTGCGCAAAACCAGCATAGACGTTCTCGTCCATATGTTTGTCATAGCTCAGGCGGACACCCTCCTGAAGCAGCTGATCCAGACTTCTGCCAATGTAGCTAGATTTCTGCATATCCACAAACATGATACGCAGTGCCACAGAATATACATGCGCCTTAAACAGCCCTTTGTCCAGAGAAGCCTGTACAATAGGAATACCGTTTGCGCCACCCGCTGTGATAGGGCTGTCACCACTACCACCTGTTACACCATATTGCACAGAAATAGCAGAAGCAAATTCTACCCAGCCGCCTCCTGTTTCGATAGGCACGTCTCTAGGATATGTCACACTGGTCAGAGGCTGCCGGATGATCGGGTCTCTTTTTTCCAGTTCAGAAGTCAAAAACGCATTGCCGGAAGCAATCCCTGCTGCGTCCATAACAGGCATACCTACGGGCTGTGTCTGTTTGGGAGTAATGATACCACCGTCAAAGACACCCATATTGTTATAACTCATATCGTTCCCTCCTTACGCATTGTTCATAGTCAGGATGCGCAGTTCTGCAATACCATTGGCATCTGCAGGACCTGCCCACTGACAGTTGGTCAATTCTACTACTTTGCCGCTGTCGTCTTCTGCCTCGAATCCACCAACCTTAGCAGTAGAGAAGCTGCTATTTTCTGTTGTACGGACATAAACTTTTCCGCCCAGCTTTGCAGTACCTCTCTGGCAGAAAGCATTGATGCTGCCTCTCTGGAATACAGGTACCGCTTCTGCGGGTGCGTATTCACCTTGTCCCTGATTGAGATAGTTCAGAGAGCTTTTCACCTCTCTGGCAGCAATGCCCACAAACTTATCCGCTGTGGAAGACGCCCCCATCTGTACCACTGTCACACCGTCAGCGGCATATTCCAGTGGTGCGCCGAAAGGAATATTTGTGCTTCCTCCTGCGGGTCTTGTGTTGATAATCATATCAGGCTGTCTGGCATAAGAACCAGCCTGACCATTCGGCATACCAGTGCCGATTACCTGTGTATTCAGTCCCATATCTTTCACACTCCTTTTTTAATTCTGTAAATAACCAGCTGCTCTCAATTTTTCGAGAAGCCCGTTAAAATCTTCCTGAGTAGGTGCTGCAGCAATATTGGCAATAGCAGGCATCTGCTTTACTCCTCCCAAAGCCTCTGGTGTGGCAGCCGGAAGGGTATAAGAAGGTCCTGCCGGTCCTTGTGGACCTGCTGGTCCGGGTTCACCCTGAGGACCTTGTGCCCCAGTTTCCCCTTTTTCACCCGCTGGTCCCTGTGGACCCGTTTCTCCTTTTGGTCCGGCTGGTCCCATAGGACCTTGTGGTCCTGCTGCGCCTTCTGTTGGTCCGATATATGCGATTCTTAATTCAGCAATGCCGTTTTCATCGGCAGAACCATTCCACTGGGCATTCACCAGCTGGATAGTATTTTCCCCATCTTCTGTAGCTTCCAGACCGCCAACCATAGCATCTGCAAATAACGGATTTTCTGCCACTCTGACATATACTTTGCCATCAATGACAGGGGTTCCCCTTTGGCACAGCACATTGATGCTCCCACGCTGGAATACAGACACAGCGCCTTCCAGGAAATAAGCTCCTGTACTCTGTGCCAGATAGTCTACTGCAGTTTTGACTTCGCGCCCAGCAATCCCAATGAACTGATTGGCTGTGTCCCCTGCTCCCATTGGCAAGACTGCACCATTCTCTCCACGTTTTAGCGCTGTACCAAACAGGATTGGCGTTTCTCCGCCCAAAGGCGCAGTATTGACGATCATATCAGGCTGTCTGGAAAAAGAACCAGCAAAACCATACTGCATGCTTTTTCCAATGGATTGTGTTTGTAAACCCATACGCTCACCGCCTTATTTGTTTAAGTGTGGATTGAATTTGGCATAAGCTTCCTTCTGCTCTGCGCAAATGGTACTCATGTCTTTACGCTGGCTGGATGCTTTCTTTGCGCTGTCCTGAGTAGCGGCAAGGATATCTGCCCCCATATTGCCGGAACGGATGGAAGACAGTACCGCATCTACGACACGGGCGCGTTCATCCTTATTTTCAATAGCTGCCACAGCCGGACGAATTTTTTTCAGAAGCTCTGCGGTGAAAGCATCACCGGCAGTACATTTTTTGTCTTCCATTTCTTCCGCAGAAATGGTAACTGCCTTTTCCGGCTCTGCTGCAGGTTCTTCCCCGATCAGACGGGCAATTTCCTTGTCAATGTCGGATTCATCGGACATTTTCTTTTTGTCCATCTGATTTTCCATGAAAGCCCCCATCATTTCGATGAGTTTATCCAGCTTTGCACCAAGATCGCCACCCTGCATACCATCTTCTGTTTCTTTGGGCTGTTCTTCCGTTTTCTTTTCCGGTTCAGCCGCAGGAGCTGGTGCCGCCTCTGCATCCAGTGCCGTTGCCGTTGTTTCTACCATTTTTTCCAGTTCTTCAGGATTGGCATCTTTTGCCGCGCTCCCAAAGAGCTTCAAAATCTCTGTTCTGAATTTACTCATGTGATTCACTCCTCTTTCTGGTTGTTTATCTTTGATGGCTACCTCATGCCCAGCACGCCCAGCCGGTACCACCGCCACATGGTTCCCTCTGATTTGTGTTTGTCGGTACCCGTTGCCATCTGGTACATAAATACAGGTGTAACCGCAGGAAACTTCTCGCTTCACACCATTTTCAATATCACTGATGAGAGAAGCATCGGTGATATGCAGGTCTGCCACCAGCTTGTCACCTTCCCTGCGTACGTTCTGGACATGCCCCCGGCTGTACGCCCCTGCTGTTTCCGGCAGAAGATTGTCGGGCGGATGATTGTCTGTGACTATTTTTCCTTCAAAGGAAGCCATGGCAGCCGGAGAAAAGACGTCTTCCTCGTAGCGGTTGACAGCGACGATTCTTTCCGGATCGCCGTCCAGACCAAGTTCCCTTGCCAGATATTCCATAGTACCTGTGCGGGCAATGGGGACATTTTTGCAAATCAAAAAGCCCTCATCCGTTTTGGTCTGATTTGGGCTGATTTCGGTACCGTAATATGTCAGCATCTATCTCACCCCCGGTACCAGTTTTTCCTGATCTGCACTCTGTCCTGTCAGTGCTTCCACCAACATATCAGTCAATATACTTTGATGGCCTGTTTCGTCTGCATTGATTTCCAGCAGCTTAGTTACATGCTTCTGTGGTGCCAGCGCAAGAATTGCTGTATAAAGGCGTACTGTTTCTGTTTCAGCCGCAAGGGCTTTCTTCAAAAGTTCAACATATCCTTCCATAGTGCCTCTCCTTTCTGTTGATTTTGGTGGTGGGGGTGGCGGTTTGTTGGGCGCCAGTCCTGATCTTACATGCAAATGGTCATTGGAAACCACTCTCTCCCTCCTTTTTTCCACGAAAAAAGCGCCCTTTCGGACGCTTAGTTTTCTGTCTTTGATTACACTATTTTTTCAATTCTTTCTCCCACTGCTTCATAAATTCTTTTGCCGTATTTCTTGCTTTCCTTTGTTCTTCCTCTGATATCTCTACCCTGCCTACGACCTGTGCTGCAATGGGTTCATAAGATGTACGCCATAAAAATTTGTCGTGTGATGACAATTCTTCATATCTCTCTCTTTTTTCTTCATCCGGTAGCTGCAAAAATTCCCTGATTGTCAACTGTCCCATAAATCACGCCTCTTTCATGATGATGATATGCTTCCCATTTTTCTCAAAATTGTCCAATACAACAAACTTCGCATTTCTTTCATAAAGGACTTCTTTTTCTCCATCATTGAAGCCTTTCAGATCTCGCCCACGTGTGCCATCTGTAATGAGCATTTGAATATCTGCGTCAGGATTATAAATATCTCCCTTGGTTGTGGATGTATATTGTGAATAGATAACCACTTTTCCTGCTTGATGCTGCTGTAAAAATGCTTGTTTGCTTTCTTCGGAAATAAAATCCACAGATCTTGTGACGCTTCCTTGATATGTCGGCAATTTCTGTAACGCCTGATCTAAGTTCATTGTAAATGCTTTCTGTTCTCTAGTCAATTCTATTCCCTCTCGCAAAGGTTCGTTCAAAAAATAGGAGCCAGAAGATATGTATTGATTTATAGCATACCGTTCTTCTTTTGAAAGTGGGCTATTTTCCTTGTAACGGGCTTTCCATGTTTTGTATTTTTCATCCCCCAGCCGCTTATGTTTCCGGAAGGTTTCAAATGTCTTAGGCACCTGATCTCCCAATGTCATGCGGTATGTTTCCCACTGCCGATAGTCCCGCAGCCAGTCAGCCCTTGCCGTTTCCTTTTTTCGGTAGGCGTCTATCTGCTTTTTGGTTCTGGGGTCCATGGTGGGTGGATTCTTTTTGAAGCTGGAAAAATCTTTGATTTTCTGTATTTCTTCTTCACTTCTGCCTGCCGGTGTCCATGGCATCAGCACATGAAGGCAGTTTGGATGGATGTTTAGATAACTATTGGTCAAATCATTGGGACCTGTTGGGTCAATCTTTCCAAAGGCAGCAGACAGCGGCGGGAAGTTTGGGTCTTTTCCACTTTTGCTGTAAACCCGACCTTCCAGCGGCGCACAGATTTTGCAAGTAGTTCCATGGCTGCTGATTTTGTACAAATCGTGTTCTTCGTCTGCTGTCAGTGTTGCCAGTACTTCCGCCTGTCTACTGGTGGTGCGTGCCACCATGCTGCAATAGGTATGCAGGCTCCATCGTCTTCCGGCTTTGTCTACAAAGGCGGTGACGCCTTCCCTTGCCAATGCCTGAAAAATATCATTGGCGGCTTTCTGGGCGCCTTTCCCCATGGCTTGTGTCTGGGCTAACGTTCCCAAAGTAACCCGGCGGAAAATATCCCCCTGCGTTCTGCCGATGAGGGCATTTTGCAGGGTGTTCTGTGCCGTTCCTGATGCTTCTACGATTTCCCCCATGAGATTGGTCACCAGACGGTCCATAATGCTGTACTGTGTAGCAGTCAACGCCTCCGCGTTTTCATATCCTCGGACATGTTTTTCCACTGGTTCCAATATCTTACGGGCTTCTGGTACCCGAACATAAAACTGTTGTTCTACCATCTTTGGTACATATCCCCAGCAGTCTGTTTCCATCTGTTTCAAGATAGCCTGTATCCGGTTCAGGGCAGCCACAGCATGATAATCTACCAATCCTTGAGAACGCAGCCGTCCTATTTCATTGATGATGGCTGTTTCTGCTCGCAGGAATATAGCTATCAGTTTTTCCAGTTCTTTTTCGTTTGGTGCTTTTTGAATTGGCATCTATCACGCCTCCTCAAATCCCAATCCCATAAGCGGGTCACGCAGAGCCGTCACATCCTGAAAGGTCTTTCCCTCATTTTTCTTGATGGTTTCTTCGGAAATACTGTCAAACATAGAAGTTTCTTCTGCCAGTTTTTTCAGTTCTCGCTGAGCAGTTGCCTGATCCAGCAAATTAGCCTGAAAAGCGGCAACAATCGTTTCGACTTTCGCTTTTGCGATTTCTGCTACTTCTTTGGCAGTTGGTGTCCACAATGGCGGGAACTGGATATCCAAATCTTCTGGAACACCACCCCATACACTCATAGCAATGATAGGCATCAGTTTTTCTAGAATCGGACGCAACTTACTTTCTCGAAGCGTGTCCACATAATCATAATAATTTTGCAGATCACTTTCTCCAGTAGCGTTTAACCCTGCGGGCGCACGTCCAAACAGCTTTGTCACTGGAATCCTGCTGGCACCGGATAAGTCAAGGCACATACTGTCATAGATCTCCTGTAAACCCGTAAAGGTGTACTGGGTATTTTTCACCGCATCGCCTTTATTCACCAGCTGCATACCGAAATTGGATTTCAATACGCTCTGCGCCAGCATCATATTCCAAAAACGCTGCTGGATGGCACTGGGCGCAACGGAAAAAAGCTGATCCAGATTTTCCACTTCCATGGAATCCACATTGGCACGGAATGTCAAAGCAGCCATATTCGCTGCCACGTTGTCATGTTTCACAACATCCGCATAGAGGGCTTCCACTTCAGATTCTCCCCAGTACATTTCTGCCATTTTTTCCAGATAAGGCAGTTCCCGACCGACAAATCGGATAATGCGGGAATGATGTACAGATACCACCGTACTGCCATCTGCCATATTGATGTCATAGTATTTGGGCAAGCCAAAATCAGGGTCTGCCAAATCAGAAACCAATTCCATACCGGGTGTGATGCCGGACCATCGGTCAACGATATACAGCCCGGCAAAGGTACCCGGAAGTATGGTGTCCAGTTCAAGCGGTTTGGACAAATCTTCCTGCCCTCGAATCAAAATCAATCCAGCTGCGCCGCCATACAGCCTGCCCCAGCGCATTCCTTCATTGATGCGATCATATAACTGTGTCTGACGCAAGCAGCGGTCAAGTTCCTGCTGATACTTTGGAGCAATGGAACCAGATACCGTAAAGCCTTCCCGCAGCATATCATCCGGTATAATACCCACTACATTCTGTACCACCCAGTTTGAGCGATACAGGCTGTTCAGAAGGGCATAGTCGTATGTCATGCGGGTCAATGGGTACTCTGTTGCTTCCAATGGAGATTGGGAGCCGTAACCCAAATGAAAAAGCGGATTGCTGAATGCATCCGCTGTCTGTACCGGCTTTGTTGTGCCGGTTTTCTTTCCTTTTCTGCGGGACAATCTTCCCACCTCCTATGTCACCCGCCAGTCCGGCAGGGAGTTGATATAATAACGCAGCGCATCTGGTCCATGGTCCTGTTCTTTCACAGGCTTTTCTTCTCCTCGCTGGCTGGCTTTTTCGTCCCAACGATATGCCCCCAGCTCGTTCCGCAGCCCTTCACACTGCGCATGAATCTGAATTTGACCACGGCTCATGAGGGTGGATGTTTTTCTGATACCGTCCAGCACATCATTTTTTGCGCTTATCACAAAAATCCCTCTGCTTTTCAGTTCTGCAATGAAGGAAGCAGCAGATGGGTCTACCAATACTGCACAGCCGCCTGTACCCATGAATGTTTCCAGATCGTCTGCATATTCCTTATCTGTTTTCTGATGATGTTCTTCTCGGCTGTCCCAACGATATTCCCGATCGATACGAACCGTTTCCTGGTCGTCATATATGTCCAGAAAGACACAAGGATTCGTAGTGCCATAGTCAATGGCAATCGTTCTTGTGGACCGCCAGACCATATCCACAGGGGCTTCTGCCGTGCTGTAAACATTCTTTTCTGCAGAGAACATATCATAGATCAGACCTTCAGGAGAGCGGCGCAAGCCCAAAATATCTCGGGCATACCAGATACTTTTCCTGTCGTAGGTAGACAGGGTCTTACGCAGGTTATCGTCAGAAACAGAAAGGTTATCAGCAATGGTGAAATGCCCATAGTTAAAACCATAGTCGGGATTTTTCTTTTGCTTTTTGGCGTGGAAGTCCAGCACTGTTTTATAGTACCAATGCCCATCCCCTTTCGGGTTCAGGTCGTGAAAAACTGCTCTTTCCGGACTGGTCAGCGTCCTGTCAAAAACTTCCTGGATAAAGTCTGCCGTACATTCATTGGCTTCTGTCACATACGCCATGCCGTAGGTATTCCCTTTGATAAGCTTTTCATCACCACTTTTTCCGCCACCGGAAATCAAGACGATTTTTTCGCCAACAGGTGTCTGGATATACAAGCAATCACGCTTTTTGTACTCTCCCTCACGGCAGCGTCCCTCAAAAAAGTTTTTCATTCCAAAGCCATCACAGTCCAGCACATTGATTTTTGCTGTTGCCGTGGATACCCCAGCGATCAGGTGAATCCTGCTTTGGTGCCGTTCCAGTCTGGTGCAGAATGCCAATGTATTGACTACGTTCTTCCCGCCACGCTTTCCTCCCTCGGCTACGTTCAGCCAATGGGTAAAAGTGCGGTCAAAATAATCTTTCTGATTCTGCGAAAAAGGAGCCGGAATATTCATGCCTCATCATTCCCTTCAAAGTCATGGATGTTCCGATTTTTCCCGGGATGCGTAAGGATTTCGGCTAGTGCCACCATATTGCTACCGATATCTTGTCCCTGTTCTGGCTTTTCACCCCAGCCGCGGAAATTATTGATCAAGCTGAATTTTGCGCCGTTGACACCGTCACGGTCAAACAGTCTGGCTTCCGCATATTCTTCAATTCTGGATTTCGCGCGTATAATCGTGTCAGCAAATTCTTTTTTGCCTTGGTATTCCATGAGGGATTGTCTGGACGCAAATCCCAACGCAAGCGCTAGACCTGTCACCGTTGGTGGCTTCGGCTGTTTGATATAGACCAATCCTGTTTTGGTGCATGTAGGATTCCCATTACTATCCAGCAACAATTCCCCTTCACATTCTTTGAAATACGCGTCTATCTTTTCCTGTATTTCTTCTTTCGTTCGAAATTTCGGCGGTCTGCCGACATACTTATTTTTCGAAACAGTCACAGCTTCCACCGTCCTTTCTGCCTCCAAAGAAAAAGGACGCCCCGTAAGGCGTCCCAAAAGAAAGGAGTTACATTTATGTCTTTTTCCACGATGACATTTTACCACACTTTCATGTGTCTTTATGTGTCCTTTTCAGATAACTTCAAAATGCAACAGTGCTTTTCCATGAAGTTTTAACACATACCGGTAATCATAGTTCATTTCCACAGAAATTTTCCCCCATCTCTGTTCCAGCAGATAGCGTCTGGACAGGATTTCCTGTTCTGTTGGATCCGGAACCATGCCGATCTGCTGACGGATTTCCCGGTAAGTCACCATCTGCATTTCTTTTTCTGCTTCCAGTTCCCTTACCAGCTCGTCCCATCTTGCTGCATACCCAGACAAATCAGATGTACCACTACCATGCGGCAACCCATCCCCTAACCCAACAGGGCTTGTCTTGCTTGAACGCAGTTCCTCGATTTCTTCCTGGATCAGTCCCACTCTGCGTTTTGCTGCCTGGTATCTGCGCAGGTACTGCTTCTTTTCCTCATTGTTCATCGGTATTCCCTCCCCGTAGGTTTATGACGGATTTGGATTCTCTCGATCAACTCGAAGTCACAGATCCGCAATAAATCTTTGATTAGTCTGATGATGCGGTTGGCATTCTCATCGGCTTCCTGCTCCCGTTTATGTATGGCATGTAAAACCGTCGACGCGGTCGGGTCTGTGTATCCGCTGCCATTGCGGCTGAGTTCATCCATAGTTATTCCTCCCAAATCATAGGTGTACAATCAGGATTTACAAGGACTGTAAATACAGCACCAAAGTCAACATCACCAACTACATACATCACTTTTGTTTCTGCATGATATACTACGTGGTAGCCATCCCCATCATACACTTCCACAAACATTTCCTCTTGCCCTGCTTCCGCCTCACTCACCCCACAACATGCAAGGGATATGGCAATAACTGCCGCCGCGAAGGTGCAAATTAAAAATCGTTTCATATTATCACCATCCCGTTTTATTGAATACCTCAAACCTTGCTTTTACCATAGGATGTTCCATAGCTGCAGCAATACTCATACCATGGTTCCGGGCAAATGTAACAGCATACTCTCCGGCTGGATTAAGCATTTTATCAGGTGCTTCACTACCTGCAGGGACTTTTGCTTTTTTAGGCTTTTCCTTGTCGTCACATGCCTCATTGCAAGGTTTATCAAACTTCGAACAATAATTACAAGGTGTCATATACACACAAAAAGTCGAATTTTTATTTACCATCATGCCAGTTTCACCTCTCTTAATAACAAACTATTATAATTCAACATCAAATCCATCTGCTTCAATCACAGCATAACCCTGCTTTTCTAAATATATTTCTTCCAACTCCTCCAAAACTTTTTCCTTAGCTTCTTCGGCTGTATCGGCTTCAACATAAACGAAACCGCTGTAAGAGCCTTTATATTTTGCCATCATTCCTCACCCCTATATGTCTAACCGTATTTGTTTGTCCTCCATCTGAAATATTTCCTCCCAGTCGTGGATTCTTATTTTTTCAAAACATTCCACATATTCCCGATTGTTTCTGGATCATTTTCTAAAAACAAAAGTGTATTCCAATGCTCTATGTGATTTTTCCTCAAATGGCGTAATTCTTTTTCTTTTGCATTGGGACAAAACCAACATCCGCCCCTTTCTGTAAATTCATATATTGGAGATAGCAAATCATATTTTTTACACAATTCAAACGCCATGTGTTCCGTGTATCCGTATTTTTCCAATAGGCTAACAGTATTTTTCGTTTTAACAATTCGTTCAATCCTTTTCTTTTCATCGACAGCGATACCGACATATTGTGTATATTCTCCTTCGACAGATTTCCAAAATTTTCGAATCGGACGCATTTTGCAATCCCTGTTAATCAAACATTTCCCAGTCATTGGAAAACCCTGTTTTTTTCCTATTCTTTCTGGTATTCTGCTTCTTGTTATTCTGTGGTTAAAGCAATCAATATACGTACGATCTGACCGCAATATATGAACTGGATAGCCCCAGCTTTCAAACATTTTTGCTGCCCTGTGTACGAATTCAATATGTTCTGGTAGTTCTCCACTGATATTTTCGTCAAACATCACTTCCGCAAAAATAATCATGTCCAGTGGTTCCCCATTTTCATGGGCTAAAATAATGCTGGCGGTGGAATCCTTCCCACCCGACCAGCTAGCTATGTATTTCAACTTCCTCACCTTACGAAAAATGTTAGCAACCAAACACAGCTTTTACCGTCGCATCTTCAACTTCTGGAATGTGTCCCAGCATATTCACAGTTTTAAGTTCTGCGTGTTCTTTATTTTCCGCTTCTACTACCATAGTCACGTGTAATTCAACAATATAATCATCCATGTAAATTTCTCCTTTCATTTCGTATCCTTCTTCAGTACCTCATCCGCCACTTCCCTGATCTTCTGACAAATGATTTCAAACCATTCCCGATCACCGTTAAGGATTGTCCGCGCCAAATCCCGCATCAATCCTTTTTCCTCTGCCCGCAGCCAGATAGCAATGAGATTGGGTTCATTGGGCATCTGGTTATCAAATATCCCATAAAACAGATACGCCAGCAGATGTTTCCGAATCTGCAAATTGATTTCATCAAATGTTTTCTGATAACTGACGATTGCATCTCGTCCCTGCTTTAACGCCTTCCCCCTGCGTCCAATGAGCGTCAGAAACTTTTCTGCCTGTTCTTTCGTTTCTATCTTTACCATACTGTCCTCCATCTGTGGATTTGTGCGACTTTTTGTATTTTGTGCGAATTTGTGCGAAAAATAATCGCACATCTAAAACCCTTGATTTTACTGGCTTTTCTCAATGTTTTTTTCTATTGTGCGACTTGTGCGAAGGTTTTTGCATACCTCGCATACGTAGAAACGTGTATATAACTATCTTGTATATATACTCCTATATATAAGGTGTGTGTAAAACGTCGCACATGTCGCACATTCGCACATTTCCAAAACCAAAACAATGAAAAACATTGAAATTTCAAGGAAAACAGAAGATTTGATTTTTTCGCACATGATTTTTTACATACTCCAAAAGTCGCACATCGGTTAAAATGGACATTCCTCACTGTCTGGAACATCCTCCAACTGTAACTTTCCATCTGGGTCTTTTATTACCCAGATACAATGGACTGCCTCGCCATTGATTCGTTTTGTCTTGGTATATCCTTTGCTGACCTCGATTTTCCCTGTCTGTTTCATCCAGCTGAGCAATGATTTTGCGCTGTATCCAGCTTCCACGCAGATTTTCTCAAAACGGCTCTTGATAACATAAAAATATGTATCATCCACCATACCCCAGCATTCCATGATGTCGTCATCATCATCGAATTTCTTTTTGTTGGCTGCCAAGGTTTCACGGATGTATTCATAAGCTCGTTCATTCACAGACACGTCTTTTTTGGATTTCAAGAAAGGTTTCACATCCTGTGGCTTCAGCGCCAGACCGTCATGGAATATGGCTTGTTCCGCCAGAAAATCTGCCGCCAGAATCAACGCCATTGCCATGGACTGTTTTCCTGTGGTGTCCATCTGTTCCAGCTCTTTGGAATAGATTTTGTAAAGCTGTGCTGCTGTCGTAAAGCTGGGGTCATTCCGTTCCAGCCATTCTACAAAATACTTTCCAGCAAAGCCAAAATTCTGCAGACAGGTATCCGCCACATGCTTGGGGTCAGCAAACAGCGCTGTGGTACATTCCACCTCAATGATACGGTTCACCGCCCCACCTCCGCTGGAAACCCCTGTGATGGGCATTTCCCCGTTGGTGAGGATGCAGTTACACCATGTGGGTGTTTCGTCCACGCCGCCGGCTTTATTCCCTCTGGTCTTGCCGACACCTTCTGACAGCTTGTATATTTCCTGGTCAAAGCTTTCTCGACTGGAGGCAATCTGCAGTTCGTCCATGATCAGTGGCAAGTTGTAAACAAAAGCCGCAGAACGTTCTTTCCCTACGGCAGTGCTGTTGAATGTCTGGATATACCGTCCCGGTCTTGGGTCTGCCCAAACGGAAGCAGCAAGCATCAAGCCAACAGTCTTCCCTGCCTCCGTACCACCCCAGAAATGGACGAAAAAAGGCAGGCAGTTAAGCGGTTGCACCAACACCGATGAAAGACTCGCCGCAATGAGAAGACGCCCATAGAGGCTATTTTTGCGAACATCCAGAGCCATTTCAAACCACTGGGTAAAATCTCCAACCTGTTTCACGCTGTCAAAAAAGTTCTTGCAGGACACATCCCCGTCAAACTCCAAATGCTCCACATAAGGCGAAAAACCGTAGTCTTTCACCCAGCCCAAACGACCAATGCTGCTGACCTCCTCAATGCGCTCATAGTTGAGATTTTCCGCATCATGGAGATACCTCACCAGAAGTCTGGCGTTCTCACTGTTGACTGCTACACCACGCTCCGCCAGATCCAGAATCTGTGACGCACTGGCAAGAGTTCGCTTGCTTTCTACCAACGACCGCCAGAAATTGCCTTTTTTATATTCGATTTTTAGCTTTTCCGTATTATTGTCGATATTGACCAGGCGCTTGGTGGGCAAGATGGGGTGGATGCACGCCAGCATCTCCCCCATTTCTGTTTCCACCCGTATGCCGTCATCATCAGCGATCCAGTTACCACAGTCCAGCTCTATGGGCTGCCCAGAAAAATTGGTGGCGTTTTTGATGGTATTGCCCCTACCTCGAACACCCATCGCCTTACAATATTCCTTGAATAATGTCTTAAAGTTACGAACACCAACGGATTGGGCAACACAAGCCATTTGCTCGATTGCCTGCGTAAACTCAAACCCATTATCACGGTGGCGGTAAACAACCTCAAAAGGTTCTGGGGATGTCAGAAAATCTTCTTTGGTATATTCTCTGAATTCCAAGCTTACTGCCTCCTTTCTCCAAGCAATTCTGCAATGATTCTGCCAGTACTATTTTTATGGCAGAAGATGTATTTCAGGTTATGGCGCTTCTGATAGCTAACCATATAACGGTAAAGTGTAGCCCCAAACAGTTTCGAATGCTTACTCGACCAATTCTGTACATCTTCCAGACAACTGATTTTTTCTTCAATCAAAACATATACTGTAGATTCTGGCGGAACTCTTTCGAATTCCGCCTTGATTCTTCTGCCATTTTCTTTTGTAATGTTTCCTGCCAATTCCAAGAGATTTTGTTTTCGTTCAATCCATACACCTGTTCCAGATGTATAATCACATACATCAAGTTTCTTTCTTTCATAGCAAATGCCATTTTTTTCAAAATACCTGATAATATGCTCATTTTTCTTTTCTCTTGTGTCTACATAAATCACGGTTCATTCCCCCAATCAGAATGGAAGATCCTCATCCTCCAAACTTTCATTGATTGGATAGAATCCGTTATTCGACTGTCCTTCAGCAGAAGGATGAGTTTCCCCAGTGTCAGATTTACTTCCAACAAAATGTTGTTCTTCTATGATGACTTCAGCAGCTTTTCTCTTATTGCCTTCTTTATCGTCATACAGTCGAATCTGTAAATTTCCAACAACCAGCATCTGCTTTCCTTTTGTAAGCCATTTTTCCGCAAGTTCCGCGCTTTTCCCAAAAGCCACACAATCAATGAAGTCTGTATCTTGCTGACCTTCCTTCGCATATTTGCGTTTAACTGCCAGTGTATATCTGGCAATCGCAGTTGGCTGTGCGCTATTGGAATACCTGATTTCAGGATCACGAACCAAACGCCCTAATAATGTGATTTTGTTCATACTCAGTCCTCCATGTCATAATAAAGATCGGCGGCATCCACCACATGGAATTTTTTCGTAGACTTACAGTAGTCACAATGCTCACATCGTGTTGGTTCAATCTCTCCCCTCTTGATGGCTACATATCTAGGCAACATTCCACGGAAATATTCCATACGTTCATCCAGATACTCTTGAGGGATATGTAAACCCTGTATATCTGTTACAGGCTCTTTAGATGCAGCCGCCAGATAGAAGGGAAGCTTATTTCCTTCAATTTCCTGATAAATAGCTCCCTGAAGATCGTATCCCCATGCGGCAAACCAAGGCATTTTTTGACCGTCTTTCCAAATTGGAGAAAAATCTTTCATGATTTTCAAATCAACAATCTTTTCTCCGGGAAAATACGCATCAATTTTGATTTTTACAGGAATTCCATCAATAATGCCTGTTTTAATAACCTGTTTTTCACCAGAGAGCATATCCATAAATGCTGGATCACTCTCAATTCGGTTGATGATTTCTTCTGCCCTGCGATAGTCTGATTTCAATGTACCGGATTTGGTAAAAATATCTGGATGTTGTGCTTTGAATACATCCAACGTTCCCTCAAAGTGTGCATCTACATATTTGCCAACCAGCAGAGAAGTAGTTTCCTCTCTTTGGTACTCGCCTTTTGCTTCTGCCAAGGCTGCTGCCTCACAGCTTTCAAATGCTTTGAACTGGGATACGCTCATATACTCCATATTTGCTTCTGTGGAAAAATAGTTTTCATTTGTTAAAATCACAGTGCAGTCACCTCCAAACAATCATCATCAGTGGTTCTAGTCGCAATAAACTGCAGACCTTTTTCTTTACACTTTTCGTACAATGCTTTTCTGTTGTCTTCTGAAAGCTTTTCTGCCCCATCAATCAGAATAATCTGCAGTGCATTGGGTTTGCTAATTGCAACGTCAACGCAGAGGGAAAGTTTTTCGCCTTCAGACAGATTTGATACCGGCAGACCATGAATCAAAGGAATTCCATCCTTGACTGTCAAACCTTCCACAGGGATATGTGCTTCTTTCAAAATTTCTCCAGGAAGTGTTCTTGCAAGCTCGATCTGATTAGTAAACCACTCTGATTTTTCCTTCAAATCTTTCACTTCTTCCTGCATGCGCTTCATACGATCATACTCATTCAGATGCTTGATCATTTCAGAAGCAATCTGCAGTTCTTCTTCCCGTCCACGTGTATCAATTTCTTCCATGGCAGCATATTTTTCAGCAAGCTCCATATCACTGCCAAGTTTTGCTTTTTTCGTTTCAAACGTCTGGTCTGCAAGTTTTCTTTTATCTTCCAAACCTGCATCTACCCTAGAAAGCTTTTCTTCAGCAGAAACCAATTCAGCTTTCAGACGTTCTACTTCCCCTGTCAAACGCTCTCTTTCAACAGAAACCATACGTTCTGCCTCAGAAATTTCGATTTCACGTTCTGCCTCATATCCCCTGATTTTATTATCATAAGAATCTTTGAAAGCCCGCGCTCTTTGAATCTTGCTGTTATGCTCCTTGTCTTTTGCCAGTTCTGTATATCCAGCAGAGAGATCAAAAGTTCTCCACTTATCAGCTGCATAGTTCTCTGGAAGCTCCTTACCGATTTCTTCAATCATTGAATTTTTGTTGCGAATATCCCTGTTTGTATCCTGACGGCGCTGAAAATAAACACCCTTTTCAGGCTGAATATCATTCAGCACCTGCAAAATATTTTGCTGGTAATCAACACCTGCTGGAATCTCTCCAAATTTCTCACGAATCCAGTTCAAGTCCCAGTCAAATTGAATCAAATCCAGAATGATTCTGTTTTGTTCTTCTTTTTTCATAGAAGCAAATTCCACTGGATTCAACTGCAAGGGTGTAAAAATTTCATGAAGAAAGCTTTCAGGTTTTGGCACTGTGTAGCCATTTTCCTTGACCATCTTATAGTCAGCCTGCGCCATGCGTTTTTTTCGATTGATGGATAACCCTGTATCTGTTTCAATCAGGATTTCACCTTCTTCTGAGCCGTCTTTGATGATATAGTCACGGTCAGAAGAATTGGTCAATGCGTAGCGGATTGCATCCAGTACAGATGTTTTTCCGCTCCCGTTTTTCCCAGTGATTTCAACACTCTTTCCATCCAGCTGCTTTTCTGTAATACCAAACAAATTCTTGATGTAAATTTTTGTTGTTTTCATTCTTCAGTTACCTCCTGTTTTTTCGCTGCAAATTCGGTTGCACAGTCTGAACATAATGCTTTCCCATACTTCGCTTTAGTATGAGCTGCTACTTGTTCTGTAGACATTTTTCCAAATGGTTTGATATTTGCTCCGCAGTTTTCACATGGAACAGGTTTACCTGAAACAGTTCCAATACCTTCGCGTGGTGGATATGGGCGAACACGGACACCACCGACCATATCTCCCGCAAATTTAACCTTTGGATCGTAATAAATCTGTATTCTGGTGCCTTTCCATCCCTCTACCATAGGAGTTCCAGCAAGTTTGGAAATAATCTTAGAATTCGTAGCGTTCAAAACCAACGGTTTAATATTTTCTACAAAATGTAAAACTGTTTTTTCAGCTTTTCCGCTAGCGTTTTGTACCATTTCTTTTGCTGTAGCAGCAATAGTTCCAGCAATCTCAGGCATACCTTCCAAATCGGCAGCACCCAAATATTTCGGATCTGAAACAAGTTTTTTCCAATGCCCACTTACTTCATTTTTCATGCAAGATCACCATCCTGATTCTCATCAAACCAATTCTCATCTTTGTCATCGGATTCTAATTTTACAATCTGTTCTTCTGGCAATTCAAACCCCAGAATAGATGCACACATTTCCTTGCTGATGCTGTATTCCTCCTGTACCACATAGGCAGCAAAGGCTTCCAAACGACCTACCAACATGGCATGTTCTTCACCTGCTGTCTCTGGTGTAAAATCAATAAATTTATTCATATTGCAATTCCTCCTGTTTTCTGATACGATAATAGTGATTTTTATTTTTCTTTTCCTCCCACACTGCGCGCCAACGCAAGGGAGGATTTTTTCTGTCTAGACTTTTGGTTATACTCCTTCCATTTTTCTTTGTTTTCCTCGTAGTACTTCTTACTGTAAGCAGCTACCTTTTCTTTGTTTTCCTCCCGGTACTTCTTACTGTAAGCAGCTACCTTTTCTTTGTTTTCCTCCCGGTACTTCTTACTGTAAGCAGCTACCTTTTCTTTGTTTTCCTCCCGGTACTTCTTACTGTAAGCAGCTACCTTTTCTTTGTTTTCCTCCCGGTACTTCTTACTGTAAGCAGCTACCTTTTCTTTGTTTTCCTCCCGGTACTTCTTACTGTAAGCAGCTACCTTTTCTTTGTTTTCCTCGTAGTACTTCTTA